TAGGTTTCGATTTCATTTATTTATGCGGTTGGAATTCTAATGCTATTTTACCTACGTTTTCTTTGTCATCTGATAAGTATCCGTGTATTAAAACACGATCAACTAAGAAGTCAACACTTTTTTCATCAAAAAGATATTTTTTATTATCAAAGAATAATTCTCTTATTATTGTTCTTGGGCTTTTCCTCACCAAACCCATCTCTGATTTTTTACCCATCAGATGCTCTGTAGTCTTATTAGCTCCTACTACTTTAAATATTACACTCATACGATTTCTTTTACACCAAATCAATGTTTTTTCTTTGTCTTCTAGAAAGATAACTCGTTTTTGAAATATTTCAATCCATTTTTTAAATGGCTCTACATTGTGTATACGTGCTATTTCGCCCCTCGTATAGTTTTTATTGTATTTTATTTGTAGTGAATCGAGTAATTCATATACCCCCAACCCAAATTTCTTATTAGAGAAACCAGCTTTACTGCTCATAGCAAAGGCAAAATGTAAATGTATGTTTATTTCTTCTACAGATATGAAATAGTAAGCTATCGGCCCTTCTACACCTATTAAAGAATAGATCTGACAATCGCAAAGTTCTGCGAATATGCTTTTTATTTTTAAGTTTCTTAATTTTGGAGATTTAAAACTGCAAAAACTATATGGCTTTGATTTGACACAATAATCAAAAAAATATGGCCACACTTCAGCATGGTCTTTTACCTGTGTAATTTTCACTTCTTTTTTATATTATATAATAATAAAGTGTAATTTAAAATATGGCGGCAGAAGGAAAAAACAAAGTAGCACGTAGTCTATTAGATCTACAACCCACCGCCATATTAGAACTCTTCAGGGTTTTTCCCGACAGAATTAACAAACCCACTTTGTTTTTAGGATTTCACGGAGGCGCTATTTACGAAAAATCAATTGTTTGGCAAGGCGTAGAATATTTACCGTTAGCTATAGAAACAGAAGGATTTGATATATTAGCAGATGGTAAGCTGGCTAGACCAAAAATAAAAGTAGCTAACCAAAACAATATCATAACTAATTTCCTTCAAAATAACAATGATTTTAAAAATGCTAAGATAGTAAGGAAAAGAGTCTCTGTAAAATTTATCGATGATGTAAACTTTGAAGGAGGAAACCCTTTTGGATCAGCAGACGCTAAAGCAGAACTCACCGACGAAACTTGGTTGATGGGGAGAAAAACCCAAGAATCGAAAATATTCGTAGAATTCGAATTAAACTCCCCATTAGATTTAGAAAGTTTTTCAGTAAATAACAGAAATGTCGTTTCTAAATTTTGTTATTGGCAATACAGAGGAGAGGGATGTAGATACGCTGGAATCCCCATAGAAAGAGCTGATGGCGAAGCATTCCTTGATCCAACTGGGGGGCCAGTCGTTCCTAAATATCGACCAATAGGAAATGCAGACCCTAACGCCCCCGCCTCTCCAACATATTTTCTCGATGACCCAAACGCAATATGGAATGCCACAAAAGATTACATAAAAGGAGATATAGCAATCACTCAAAGCCCGACAATTCTTTTACCCAGCCCAGACCCTAATAAAAAAGGAATGCCTTTAAAAACAGTTTTTGTTTGTGTGTCTGGCAACAAAGGTCAATCCCCAGAGGGAAATCCTACATATTGGCAAAGAGATGGCTGCACAAAAAGACTATCAGCTTGTCAGAAAAGATTTAATGAAGATAATTTAGTAAGTTTTGTGAATTCACAAAATATACAAAGTGGTTTTGATGCAATTAAGATATCAGGCATGAAAAGCGAGGATAATAATATCCCGACTCACACAGGGTTATTTCATTCTACAGAAGAAGGGTTAACTGGCCATTTTACGGGAGCATGGACAATTATGGGTTGGGTTAACATAAATGTAAATAGCCCAGTAGGAGCTGGAGTTTTTAGCACAACACCAAGAGATGATCTGAATTGGCCTAATACGCAATTTTTAAACATTAACGCCAATACATCTTTACAAGGAATAGAAGGAACAAAAACCAGAGGTGGTAAAACTAATATGATTGGTGCTAACTATATGGGATATCAAATAGAAGAAAGCACAATAAACACCAGCCACTTTCCACCCGCCCATAGAAACTTAAGCCTTCATGCAGAACAGAACGGGGGAGACTCAAGAGAATGGGTGCAATATATAATCACCAACAACACAAAAACAGTTAATTCCCTCATCTTTGGAGGAACGACGGCAGAAGACACAAAGATAAAATTCTTTGTAAATGGTGTCAGTAAAAATGCTACAGAAGACCAAGCTGGGAATATTCAATTATTAATGGGTATGGGGAACTTCGCCAGCCTCGATGAAAGACAAGCGACTAACACTCAAGATCCTTTCGGGAAAAAAGCTCTACCTCAAACATTTATGCTGGGAGCTGTTGAATATTATCATGGTAAAGAGGGGTATGACCCAGCACAGAGCAACGCTTATACCACTTCTATGAACGGATGTCTAGGACCGTGGGCTGTTTGGAAGAGAGCTATTAATCAAGAAGAGGTAAATTTTTTATATAAAACTCTAAGGACTCCAAATGAAGCTACAAACCCTTTAGATTTTGCCCCAAGACAATATTATGAATGCACAGGGACATACACTGGTGTGACTGGAGATAACTTAGTAGCTTGGTGGGATGCAACAACAGGCTACATTGGTGATCCTGCTGATGATGTGACAGGAATGTTAGATATACATACTGTCGGGCCTTATCATTTAACAGGGAGTGGGGAATTCGAATCTATTCAAGAAACTTATCAAGAAGCGCCACAAACACTTTTATCTAACCCAACACCTAAATTTCCAAGATTTGGTGGATTTCCAGGAACTGACGGATTTAGTTATGCAAGAAACGCACAAATGTAAAGGAGAAGTTTCAGCTCTCCGAAAGATAAAAGAAATAGCTCACAAGCATTTTAAGAAGGAAATATGTGGGTTTCTCGGATATGATCATAAAAATAAAGAATTTATTGTTCAAGTAGAGGACAATGCTTCTGAAGATCCTAAATTGTATTTTTTAATTAATCCTTTGAGTTATCTTCTGTTTAAAGATTCTTATGATATGGTGGCTGTTTTTCACAGCCATATAATGGGAGATGAAACAGAATCAGAATTTGATATAAAAATGTCTGATAATTGTTGCCAACCCTTTTTGATTTACAGTCTTAATACAAAAAAAATAAATATTTATACGCCCAAAACCATAGAAGCTGATGTAAATATACTAGAAAGGATTAAGGCAGCAGCATGACACAAGTATATATACATGGAATTTTGGCTAGGGAATACGGTAATGTTTTTGAATTAAATCTACCTAACCCAAAAGATGTCTTAGAGGCTATAGATTGCAATAGGAGTGGTTTTATTCAAAGGTTAGTAGAATTACAAAAAGAAGGATTTTGCTACGATATTATAATTGATAAAAAAAGAGTCACTCAAGAAGAACACATGACGGGGGTCAAAAACCCTAAAACTATAGATTTAGTTCCAGCCATCACTGGAGCAGGTCCAATAGCCGCAGGGATTGGTGCTTTTGGTTCTTTTTTAGCGGGAGGAACTTTTTTAGCTAAACTAACACTCGCAGTTATATTCGCTGCGATTAGTTATGCGTTGACTCCCAAACCAGAATTTGAGGCTTTAGAGATCGAGGCAGATGCTTCAAAATCTTCTTTAATATTTTCTAATACAGTAAACGTAGCTAGTCAAGGATCTCCAGTTCCAATTGGATATGGTAGATTGAAGGTAGGCTCACAAGTAATACAAGCCACAATTAAATCATTCCCTCAACATCAAGCGCCACAGGAAGCTCTAGGAGCAGCAGGTGGAAACCCTGTTTTTGTAGGCAATAAAGGACGTTCTATTTAATGAAGCACTTACTCAAAAAACTTAGCATCGCTGGTGGTGGCAAAAGCAAAAAAAAGCCTAAACCCCCCATCTATAAACCTCCTGCGATGGGAGAACTACAATACGGCTCTTCATATAGTTATGCAGAAACCTTAGATTTAATTAGCGATGGACCTATTGAGGGAATAGTAAATGCAAATGGAAAAATTGTAGATGGTTTAGAAATGTTACAAGGTATTTATTTTGATGATACCGCTGTAGCAGTGACTACAGATTCTGATACAATTGGAGAACAGTTAACAAATTTAGAAACAGAGACTATCGAAAGCCTAAATATGACGTTAGATAGCACTGAAGGAGTTACATCTTGTAGTAGGTTTTTCAAAGAATTAGCTGAAGCTCCTTTCCGTAGCTCTGATGGAAGAATAACAGCTCTTTCATCTAATACTGCTGGAGGAATTGATGGTAACGAAGCGTCTTCTGCGGCAGATGTGGCTATGGTTTATCTTACTATTCCATTCAGTTCCATCAGTACTATTAACTGGGTATTTCTTCGAAATTTAGTTATTGGTACTTACATTAGGGGTTTTATAAAATATAGAGATGCTGGTGGGCCACAAAGTTTTCAATGGTATTTAAATGGATCACAACAGCTTGGTTATAGTGATAGTAATGAGGCTTTCAGAGAGGAAGATAGACCTCCAGGGACATTAGAAAGCCTCTTGTGGTCAGACAGTACTTTAGATTTATCTAAATTCTTTTTTTCCTTTCAACCTCAAGCAACTTACACTAAACAACATGGAATAACAATGGTTCAAGCGAGTATGTTTGACCAAAATGAAGCCAGAATTAATGAAATAGTTTATGATGAACTAAACACTATTTATGGGTTATTCACCAATAATAATCAAGAAGGAGGAAATCGACTCCAAGGAGACTTAGCCCTAAAAGCTTTAAACAAACTAAATTTCACCGAAGGTAGTGTAAATGATTTAGTATTTAATTATTTAGATCCAATAGAATACGGTGGGGTTATTATAGTAAAAGTAGAAGACCTTAATGCTAATTTAAACAAATCTATTGTAGACGGGCAACAGTTGTTTAATATGTCTACTTTCCCAGTTGGATCAGAAAACAAATTCAACTTGATTGCAGTAATGGAAAGTGCTGGCATGAGAGTCACAGATGTAACATGCCCCGAAATTAGTGCTGATGGCACTCTGAATAGAAACATGCATGGGTTTTTGATTTTTGAGTTCCCAATCGAAGTAGATACTACGTCTACGTTCGGTACAGGATTTCTGGGTACTCAATTAGTCACTGCGAATCATTTAACTTTTAAAATCCCTTCGGAGGTAATTGCGGCATTAAGTGATTTAAATTCTTTTAGCTATGCAAAAAATCTTGATATTAATCAAATTAATAATATAGAAACAGATGCTACTGTTAATAATTTTAATAGGACTGATTTAAAATACAATTATAGTAATGTCTTAGCTGAATTTAAAAAAGGAGAAGAGTCACAAGATCCATTTAAGTATTTTAGAAGAATTTTTATCGATCATCCGTATGACAGGGAAATTTTCGGACCTTTTGGCACTGCACCACATGAAGCGGTGGGTACGCGCTATCAAAAAAATACACCACAAAGAATTATCCGTAATTCCAGTATGTTGACTAGAGCATCGACAGTAACAAAATCTGCGGATAATTATAACACAGAACTAGGAGATGATTTTTTGCCCTTAGATGAGGGGAGTGATGACATGAGGTATGAGCGAGGATACAGAAATTATTCAACTTGGGGAGAAAATTCTTTAGCGGATTTTGATGAAAAAGAAATACCTGTTATACACACAATATATAATCCTAATGTAGAGCAAGTATTTGTAACTCTAGATGTAAGATCTTTAAAAGATACTTTAATTTCAAATGTAAATAATGTCAGGACAGCAAGAGATAACTCCAATGCAGATTTATCTATAGGGAGTACATTCCCGACAGTTCTTAACATTAGAGTAGAAACAGGGACAATACGTGAAAGCGGAGGTCTTACAATACACAGAGAATACACATATCGTATTGTAGCTCTTATCGAATCAAGCACCTTAATTGATATAGGGAACCCCGATTACAAAGCTGCGAGTGGTAGAGAGTATGTAATTCAGATTGGTGACGAAGATGAAGGGGGCTATCTATCTAAACCTTTTGAATTGCCCGAAGCTAAAGGCAGAAATCAACAAGTTTTGAGTGCTGATGGCGAAGTGGGTATAGAAGCTGGGGCTTTAGAACAAGATACCAACGAAAAAAGATATGTAAAAATTACTAAACTTTCTTATGAAAGTAACTCTGTTTTGTTAGCTAAAGAAATTTCTGTAAAAAAAGTAACAGAGATAATTAACGTCGATCTTCCTTATCCTTATTCTGCGATAGTAGGGACAAAATTAGACTCAAGGTCTTTTGGTAGTATTCCCAAAAGAAGCTTTGACTGTAAATTAAAAAAAGTCAAAGTCCCAAGTAATTACTTCCCTACAAAAAGGGGAAGAGATAAAAGATATTATAATAATCAA